TTTGTCATCGCACCCGGAATATGCGCTCGGCATCCTTCCGGGTCAAGCGGAATCGGCTGGCTTTACATCCCTTACAACTCGGCGCTGTGGAGTGCCGCGGAAGCGGGTGGGAATCGAAGGCACCGATGCCCTTGCGTCGGTGGCGGGCGGGATCATCGGTGGCGGCAGGGCAACGACTTGCGGGGCGGCGCCGGAGCACGGGCGAGGTAGCTGCCGGGACGAATCCGGCACAGAATCAGGATCACCCCCCCATTCCGGGGTGGGAAGCGCGTGGAGGTAGGCCATGAGGAAGATGCTGCTGGTCGTCGCGGTGGCGGGGGCCGTCCCAGCCCATCCGGGCGATCCGACGCTGATGGGCGTCATCGGCACCTTCGCGCTTCTCGGGGCGCTGCTCTGCCTCTACCCGCTGCCGTTCCTGATCGCTGCGTGGCGAGGTAAGCGCGCCGCGATGATCCTCGGCGTGGTCAACCTGTTCTTCGGCTGGACGTGCTTCGGCTGGCTGATCTGCCTGGCGTGGGCGCTGACGCCCGATCCGCCGGCCGCGCCCTGAGGCTCCCCGCTGGCATTCTGAGTAGCCTTTGCGCTACCCTACCGTTGGGCGGGGCCCATCCCGCGAGGGACGGGGAGGCGCGGCCAGCGTAACTCCCCTCCCCGCCCCAGCCGCTTACACCACCTCGATCGCCTCGACGTCGCTCACCCAGCGCGCCCAGTCGTCGCGCTTCGAGAGCACGCGGACGAGCACCTGCGAGAGCGCCCCAGTGGTGTCGAGCCCCCGCGTGCGCGTGATCCGCAGCTTGCCCCCGACCGGCGCCCGGAGCGCCTTCCCCTTGGTGCTGAAGCGGAAGCGGCGCCGCTTCGTCGAGGCCTGCGTCGCGATCTCCTGGAGGCGCGCCGGATTCGTCGTCGCGTCCGCCGCGTCCCGGAGGCAGGTCGCGAAGGTGCGCCGATTCGGCCGCCCGTGGCGGAGCGCGACCGTAGCGTCGGTCGCCTCGCCCATCTCCGTGCGCGAGTGGGGCGCGTAGCCGATGTACCAGCGGCTCGCGTTGATCGGGTCGCCGCCATCGGGGCTCTCGTTGTAGCTGAGCGTCACGGTGCCGAATAGGTCGTCCGGCGAGTAGTAGGAGTCGAAGCTCAGATAGTCCGCGTCCACGAGGTCAGGCGTCCCGGCTGGGACCGACGTGTCGCGCGTCAGGCAGTACCAGATGCCGCCGTTGAGGACGAGGTCCATGTCGCCCGAGGTCTCGAGCTCGGAGAACACATCCCCGACCGTGCGCGTGCTGCCAATGTAGAGCGAGCAGGGCCGGTCCGCGACGACGCGCGCGGCGACGAAGGAAGGCAGGTCGATAGAGGACGCCGGCACCCCGAGGATGACGCGCAAGATGAAGCGCGCGATGTCGGGGGCCTTCTCGATGTCTGCGTAAGACGTGCCCGTGTAGGTCCCCACAACGTCGTCCCGGTAGCCACGAGCATCCACACGGAGGACCTGGTCCATGGCGCCCGACGTGAAGACCGCATCGGCATCGTAGCTGCGGCTCCCCGTCTTGTCGGTCGCGGCGTCGAAGCCAAGTATGTCCCAGATGCCCGTTTGCGCCTGGGCTCCCGTCTTGCACAGGAGCGACAGCGTGCCGGCGGTCTTGGCAATCCGTACTTTCTGAGTCGAGTCGATGAAGGTGCAAGAGATGTCAGACGTGCCCGCGGCAGTATTCATCCCGTAGGCGACCTCCTCGCAGAGCCCCTTCGGATCATAGGTCGCTAGCCCATACAGCGGATAGGCCGGATCGGTCATCGTGAGCGTTGCCACGAGAGCGCCGGCCCCGATGCTGAACTGGACCTTGTTGGTCTCCTGCGTCAGTACGATGGGTCGCATGTCGTGCAGCACGTTGAAACGCCCCGTCGTGAGCGTTTCTGCGATTGAGCTGGTCCCCGTACTCCCGACTCTCACGCGGCGCGCCAGAGAGCGTGCAGAAGCGGCAGACTCGTCCTCGTACCAGTAGACGTAATCGATCCAGGCTAGCCCGACAGGCCAGTCGGTACAGTCGACTACCTCGTAGCTGCCGAGCGGTATCGGCCCGCCACCCGTATAGTGGATGTCGTACTGCACCGGCCGAATCCCCGTCTTCGTCCCCCAGAGCAGCGGTCGCACGCGCCCGCGGTCCGGCTGCGTGTAGGCGTCCACGCCACCGTTGTTGTTGTAGGTCCGCGTGGGCAGGGTCCGTATGAGCAGCTTGCGGTCGTCCTCCAGGTCGAACGTCACCCCGCCGTCCGTGACGGTCGGCGCACCGAGCTTTCCTGACGCGATGACGGGGCAGTCCTCGAGGAGCGTCTCGTTGCCGCCGAGCTGGTAGCGCCCGCCCACGCGCACGATCGCGTCGGCCCCGAGCCAGTCGTAGGCGGCGATGAGCGGCTCCAGCCGGCCGCCCCCGTTGAGCAGCGAGAGCGACCCGAGGGCGCTGCTCATCTCGCCCCAGAAGGCATCCGCCCGCGCCGACTCGATCGTGGGCAGACTGTCCAGGCTCAGGAGCGGCTCGTGGTAGGCGTAACGAGAGACGGGCTGGAGTTTCACGTCGTCGAAGTCCACCGTCCCCGTCTGGGTGCCGGAGACCGTCTCGCCGCGCAGCAGGATGCGCAGGGTGCCCCACGATGGACAGGCGAAGTCGAAGGCGAAGCGCCGCCACTCGCCACTGCCGGCGTCGTCCGCGAAGGCGTCCCCCGTCCCGATCGTGCGGCCATCAGACAGGAGGTACGCGGTAGAGGCGTCGCTGACCTTGAGTACCACGCGCAGCCCGCTTGCAGTCGACGTGATGCGGTAGGCGCCGCTGAGGCGATACGCCGCGCCGGCGAGGAGCGTCGTGAACTGCTGCCGAATGCCCTTGTTCCCTGTCGCCGCAGCGAACGTGAGCCGCGCGGCGTAGCTGCCCTGGAGCGGGTCGCTCGCCGTCTTGTCGATCGTCACGGTCCCGGCCGAGACGCTCGCATCGTCCGTCCAGCCGTCCGGCACCGCGCCTGTCCAGGCGTCGAGGCTCCCGTTCGCCAGCCGGTCCGGCCCGAGCACCGGCTGCACCACGCCGTGCGACCCGACGTGGACCCCGAGCAGCGCGACGACCGACGTACCGGACGGATTGGCGTCCGCGGTGAGGTGGACGTAGAGCGTCGCGCCCGAGTAGTAGAACCGCCCCGCGACCGCGAGCGCCTGCGACTCGACGCGCGCCAGTGTCTCGGTGAGCGTTTGCACGCCGACCACGTCGAGCACGATGCCGTCGGATGTCTCGCTCACGGCCTTGCTGTAGAGCCCGCCGCCCTCCGACGTCCAGCTCGTCAGCAGCTTCTTCGGCCGCAGCTCCACCCACAGGTGCCGCTGGCCCACCGTCTCGCCCAACAGGTCGCGGAAGGGGCGCAGCCCGTACCGGACGCCGAGCGCGCCGTGGCCGACGTCCGAGGCGATCGCGTCCGAGGCGGGGACCGGCACGGCCTACCCGAGCGCCCCCGCGAACGTGGGGAGGGACACGTCGTAGTAGAGCCCGCTCGTCAGGGTCTCACTGACGCCCTCGACGAGGAAGCCGTACTCCGTGTCCGTCGGGGTCGTCACGGCGTCGAAGCTGAAGAGGAAGCAGCGCCCGGCCGGGACGAGCGCGAAGGCCGCGGCGAGCGCTGCCCGGTCGGCCTCGACGATCTCCGACCAGTTCAGGCCCCACGTCGGCCGCCGGGCCTTCTCGTCTTGGAAGTGGGCGCCGCTGATCGCTACCGTGACCTCGCTCAGCTCCTCCCATTTCTTCGTGAAGCCGATCGCGTAGCTTACGCTCGGCTGCGTGTACGGACCCGCGAACCAGATGCCCACCTCGCCGTAGCCGAGCGCGTTCCCGGGGTCGTCGATCACGAGCCGCCAGTAGCGCAGCGTCTGCGTGCCGATGAAGGCGATCCGTATAGCCGCGTCGCCCGCGAGCACCTGGTTGACGGTGGGCGCGCCCCATGCGTCCGTCGCGTTGCCCTGGAGCGTGTAGGTGCCCCCGGCGCCGCTGTTGTGGTTGACCACGATGCCGGCCAGCACGGCGGCCGCGGTCACGAGGTCGGCCTTGAGCCAGTGTCGCGACTGGTAGACGGCACTCGCGCCCGCGTGCGTCGTCGAAGAACCGGTGTCGGCGACCGCGAAGCCGATGTCCTTGTGGCAGGCCGTGAGCGTATTCGCGCCGCTGGCCCAGAGCAAGGTAAATGGGAAGCCGACAGCCAGGAAGTCGAAGATGCCCGAATAGGAGCACAACCATGCCGGCGTGGCGTCGGCCGCTTCCAGCGCGGCCGTGATCGCGGTTGCGAGAAGCGCGCCGGTCGCGTAGGTGCCCGCCGCGATCGTCGCCACCTTGACGCCCGAGCGGTCGAAGTCGATCTTGTCATTCACTCCCGCGACGATCGTCCAGCCGATGGCGGAGCGCCAGGACTTGCTGCGGAGCTGGTCCTTCAGCCGCGAGACGGGCGAGCCGGTGAACGCAGACGACGCCGTGAGCACCGTCGCGGGGACCTGTACGCGGTTCGTCACGCAGAGCCTTGGAGTGCCCGCCATCCCGCCCCCCTACGTTACCATGAGCGGCATGAGGCCCGCGCGGCTGCGCTTCGCGACCCAGCGGCCGAGCACCTGGCCGTCGAGGTGCAGAATGATGGGCTGCTCTCTCTGGGAGGCCTGCCCCTGCGGTGCGCCGCGGAAGCCCTCCCTGATCGCGTCTCTGACCATGGACGCGACGCCCTCGGCCTGCGGGCGCGTGACCACCGCCTCCGGGCCATGAAGTACGGTCGGCGTGCCCGGGCCGAAGTCAACGAAACTCGTTCCTGGGGTGCCTGTCGCAAAGCCGGCGTCCTGGTTGCGGATCTTGTTGATCTGGACGCCAGTCTGTACCGCGATCGCCGCTGCCGGAACGAATCCCCACCAGCCGAGTTGAGCGAAGCATTTGACGATCGCTGCCGCGGCGTCGATCAAGGCCGCCGCAATCGCCGCGGCCTTGCTCTTGCCGAAGAGGGATTTGAGGATCGTCGATGCGCTCTCGAGGATCAGCGTTACGTTCGCGATCTTGGCTTTCGTCGCCTCGTCGTCAACGGCCTTCTGCGCCGCCGCCACTGCCGCATCAGCCGCGATGATCTGCTTGTCCGTCTTCTCCACGTTGGCGAGCAAC